ACACACCTTGATATTATGATTCCGCTTTGGCTCAAATGCCAAAAAGAAAGGGAACTCAATGTAATGGTGCTTGTGGGCAAAAGTCAGGACAACGCAAACACACTTCTTTCCGACGTACAAGCCGAGTTGCAGTACAACCAGCGATATAGTAACGACTTCGGGAAACAATACAATGCCGGAAGCTGGCAAGAAGGAGAATTTGTAACAGCAGACGGATGCGCATTTTTTGCCCGTGGACGCGGACAATCTCCACGTGGGCTTCGCTATAAGGAAAACCGCCCCGACTATATTGTAATTGATGACCTTGACGACGACGAACTGGTAGAAAACGAAGCTCGTGTCAGCAAGCTAACCGACTGGGTAAAAGAGGCGCTTTTCGGCTCGTTAGACGGCGGACGTGGTCGCTTTGTAATGGTGGGCAACTTAATCGGGAAAAACAGCGTGTTGGCGCGAATAGCCGCCACTGAAGGCGTATATGTTAGTCAGGTAAATATATACGATAAAAATGGTAATGTTACCTGGTGCGAAAAGTGGTCGCTACAAGAAGTAAAGGATATGGAGCAATTTATGGGATACCGCTCTTTTCAAAAGGAAAACATGAACAATCCCATTACCGAAGGAGCCGTATTTAAGAATGATTGGATCAGGTGGAAAAAACTACCCAAACTGGACAAATACGAAAGTATCGTTGCCTACTGCGACCCCTCATTTAAAAGCTCTACAAAAAACGACTACAAAGCCATTAAGATGTGGGGAAAGATAGGAACAGAACTTCATCTTATCAAAGCATTTGTTCGCCAATGTTCCACAAGCGAAATGGTGCGCTGGTTCTACGACCTGCACGAGTCTATACCCGAAGGCGTAATCTGCGATTATTACATGGAAGCTAATTTCCTTCAGGATATTATACTCGACGAATTTACTACCGAAGGAAACATTCGAGGCTACCAGTTACCCATTCGTGCCGACCAGCGCAAAAAGCCGGACAAGTTTCAGCGTATCGAAGCAGTCAGCCCATTATGGGAACGCGGTTTTATTTGGTACAATGAGGACCTTAAAAATGACCGGGATATGTTAACCGGTCTTCAGCAGACATTAGCCTTCGAGAAAGGAAGCCACACACACGATGATGCGCCCGATGCCGACGAGGGAGCTATTTATATATTACAAAAACGCACAAGAGTAGAAACATTCACCCCGTCCATCGGCAGGCGGACAACATCTAAAAATTCATGGTAAAACTATTGATTGCAATCAAAAAAAAGATGGACAATGCCCGTATAAAAAGGGCTATTCGCAAAGCAAATTATTATTTTGACATTTCCGGCTTGAAGTTTTACGTACTATGGTACAAAGGAAAACCGCTTGTGAAGTCTAAAAAAGAGTTAAAGAAACTTATTTCAGACGGGTATTTCGAAAAAGGATTTACCATACATCACATTGAACAACTGGCTTTATATAAAACACGATAATTATGTTTTTACAAGAAGACGATTATAAGGCTGTAGTCGATTCTCAAACGCTAAGTGTAATAAACCAGGCGGATGAAGAGAATAGACAACGAGCCGAGAACTATGCAATAGAAGAGATTAGTTCTTACCTGCGCGGAAGGTATAATATGACTTCTGCATTCGAAGCCTCTGGCGAAAATCGCAATCAACAACTGGTAATGATAGCCGTTGATATTGCGCTGTATCATCTGATAGCTTGGTTGCCCAAACGAATAGGCTTCGAGATAAGAGAAATTCGCTATAAGCGAGCTATTGAGTGGTTAGAGTCTGTTCAGTCGGGTAAGGCTTCACCCGATTTACCTCCTCTGACTGATGAAAGCGGAACCGATATCGGCAATCCAATTAAATACGGTTCGTTACCGGCAAGTAAATACGACTATTAATTTTTTGTACCTATGGAAACAGCTAAATATACTCCCGAATTATTGCTCGCCATGAAAGAGGGCGAAAGAGAACGAATAAAATCGGTGCTTATCGAAATGGCAATAAAATCCATTAACCTCACCAAAAAGGATATAGGCACATGGCGCGCAGCCTGGCAAATGGCTATCAATGCCGAAAACCCACAACGAGCGAGGCTCTACGATGTATATACAGATGTAGATATCGATTTACACCTTACCGGATGTATTGGGCAACGAAAGGGGATGGTACAAAAAAAATCGTTTAAGTTCGTCGACAAAAACGGAAAAGAAAACACCGAGCTCACAGAGCTATTTGAAAACGAGTGGTTTAAAGATTTTTGTGCCTATGTGCTCGACTCTCGCTACTGGGGACATTCACTCGTGCAGTTTGGCGATATTGTTACTGTACTCGGAAAACGCAAATTCGAGAAGGTAGAATTAGTGCCACGCCGGCACGTGGTGCCCGAATACGGCGTAATTGTAAAAGAAATAGGAGACGAATGGAAACGTGGCATTGATTACCGTAGCGGAAAACTGTCAGAATGGGTTATTGAATCCGGTAAAACACACGAACTCGGGCTTCTGCTTAAATGTTCGCCTCCCACTTTAAGTAAAAAAAACATGCTTGCCTACTGGGATGCCTTCGGCGAGCTGTTTGGCATGCCTATACGTATTGGAAAGACAATAAGCCGTGACCAAAAAGAAATATCGAAAGTAGAAAAGATGCTGTCGGATATGGGTGCAGCCGCTTGGGGTTTGTTTCCCGAAGGAACTGAAATAGAAATTAAGGAAACCACGCGCGGCGATGCCTTTAATGTGTACGACAAACGCATAGATAGGGCTAATTCCGAAATATCCAAAGGCATACTTAACCAAACAATGACTATCGACAACGGTAGCTCTATGAGCCAAAGCGAAGTACATCTTGATGTGTTTAAAAATGTAGTAGATGCCGATGCCGACTTTTTGCGTGATATTATCAACAATAAGCTCCTGCCATTTATGGCTATGCATGGCTTTGCAGTAGAAGGATACCGGTTCGATTGGGACGAAAGCATAGACTATACGCCACAGGAGCAAATAAACATTGAGCAAATGATACTTAATGGAGGCTATGAGATAGACCCCAAATATTTTGCCGAAAAATACAATATTCCCATCACCGGAAAAACACAGCGATCAACTACCGGACTTAAATTAATGTTCCCCGATTTTTTCGCTTAAGCCCCGTTTGGTTTGCGGGGCTGCACACGGCATTAGGCAGCTTATACGGCGAACAAACCGTTAAACTGGCAGCAGAAAACGACAATAAGCCAACATTTAACAAGTCTGTATTTGATAAAACGGTGCAGTGGCTGCACAAGAAGAAAGGATTTACCGCTGAAATGTTGGCAGAGAAACCGGCGCAAAACCTTATCAACGAAACCAACCGCATTTTATCCCAACCAATACGTGTGCAACAGGCAATACCTGCAACACTTACAACGGCTCTTGAAGAAAATACCTATGTATTCTCCGGCTTTAAAAGCTATCATCAGTTGCGCGAAGTGTCGGCTATGCTCGAGGCAGACGATGGCGGAATTAAACCCTTCAATCAATTTAAGCAAGAGGTGCAAAAAATACATGCAGCCTACAACGAACGGTACCTGAATGCCGAATACAACTTTGCCGCACACAGTGTGCAGAGTGCCGTTAAATGGCAGGACTTGGAAAAAGACGGCGACCGCTACAACCTGCAGTACCGTACTGCCAACGACGGCAAAGTGCGTGAGGAACATCAGAGCCTGCACAACACCACCCTTGCGGCAAACGACCCCTTTTGGAACAGTTACTACCCGCCCAACGGATGGAACTGCCGATGCACCGCCGTGCAAGTGCTAAAGAGCAAGTACGACAGCAGCGACAGCAACGAGGCTATTGCCAAAGGCGATGCCATGACCGACAACCCCAAGCTGCGCATATTCCGATTTAATCCGGGTAAAACAAAGCAGGTGTTCCCGCCTAAACATCCGTACTATAAAACAGACGAATCTACCGCAAAGAAGATTAACGAACTGGCTAAAAACAGACCCGAGCCGGTAAAAGAACAGAAATTCAAAAGCGGAGGTGTATTGCAAATACCGCTTAACTTTAATCAAGGCAAACAAGAGGCAGCAAAAAACATAAAAGCCTATACCGAACTGGCAAAAATGCACGGCGAAAAATACAAGTTGCTTAATATTAGTAAGAAGGCAGGCGTTAAAAACCCTGATGCTCTGAATTTAAAGACAAACAACACATCGGATGTAAAAACACCAACGTCTGAAAACGGCAAAAACGCTATTCAAGGTGCCATTAAAGAAGCATCTAAACAGAAAGTATCAGAAGCATACATTTATCTGGAAAAAGAATATCCAATGCTTGATATATGGCATGGAATGAAATCGGCATTGCAAAAAGGCAGAGCTAAAAGCATAGAAACCATTATTATTAGAAAAAAAGACGGAGAGTTAAGAAGATATGATGCGAATAAGTTAAGAACCATATTAAATAAAAAATCAAAAGAGAAATCCGAATAAATTCAAATTTCTCTTTTTAGGGGGTGCGGGCATATAGCCCCCACCGGAAGAGATTTAACTCTCTCTGGATACAAAGATACAAACTATTTTAATATAATGTTCTTTAAACAGTAAAAAAATAACATTTAAACAGCAAACTATGAAACAAAACGAATGGCAACCAGCAAAAAAATGGATAAAACTATCATGGCATATCCGCAATATTCTATCCAAAAAACGCAGATTGGTGTTTTTACGAAAGGTATCTCGTCGGGTATTTGGTTACGGAGCGTTTCTTGTATATATTCCTTCGTTTGCTTCTCTAAAATCATTGCAAAACGCACTTGTAAAAATAAAACGACTCCAACGCAAAGGATACCAAGTGCATTCAATGATAACATCGAACGAAATATTATTACCGCAAGAGTGTTATTGTAAGAACCAAAACTCGAAGCTATGCCAAGAAGAGTGCAACTTACGAGCAAAACTTGTTTCAGAAATCCTGTGTGAAACATCTCTCTTCTGATTTGTTGTTTTTCCAATTCGTTTATAAATGACTTTTCCATAATATATGTATTTTTAAGTTAAACACTTTGCAAACATACTAAAATTACCATGAACCCCGACCAACTGCTGCGCAATATACTCAACGACCTGCGCGTGGAACTCACCGATGAGTTCGACCGCAACTTTGAGCGCAAGGCTTTTTTTACGAAAAAGTGGAAAAACCGAAAGATGGACGGCACCGGTTCGCTGCTGAACGTGAAAGGAGGTGGCGGGTTGCGTGGCAGCATCCGGGCAACGGTTAGCGGCGATAGTTTACGTTTTACCTCATCGCTGCCGTATGGAGCCATACACAACGAAGGCGGACGCATTAAAATAACGCCCAAAATGCGCCGTTTTTTTTGGGCAAAGTATTATGAGTACTCCGGAGCGGTTTCGTTTAAAAAGAACGGCACACGGGGGCAAAACAAACGTAACATAAAGTTGAGCCGAGAGGCAGAATTTTACAAAAGCCTTGCCCTGAAAAAAGTGGGCGATTACATTGTGATACCCCAACGCCAATTTATAGGACATGCTCCCGAGGTGGATGCTTCCGTAAAACGAGTAGTGGAAGCTAACCTGAAAGAAATAGACAATTACCTGAAAAACACCCTAAAACAAAAATAACCATGAGAAAACAACTGTATCTTGCCGTGGTAGAACGGCTTAAAAAAATAGTGGCTGACGAAGACGGAAAGTATGTTATTTACGTGCCGGCGGAGGCAGAACCGGGAGAAGAAGAAACACCGGTTCCCGACGCGGTAATTAAGCACTTTGACGTGTGGAACAACAACCTGATGTACGCCCAAGAAAACGAGGCGTTTCTTACTCCTGCTGTTTTTGTCGAATTTGAACCCATCCCCTGGAGACACAACCTGAAAGGAGTGCGTGAGGCCGAGCTGCG